ATGATTAGGATTTTACTGTCCACCCGGCTTGGCGAGCGGAGGTGGTCACAAGCTGACCTTGCAAGGGCAACAGGCATTCGACCTTCGACGATCAATGACCTGTACCATGAGATCGCAGAAAGGGTAAACCTGGAGCATCTGGATCTTATTTGTGAGGCGCTGGGGTGCGAGCTGTCAGACCTGATGATCCGAGAGGAAAACAAGGAGACCAGAGTCAAGACGCGCACCGGCGCGGATATACATAGCAAGCGTTAAGCCTGCTCCGAGGCCTCGGGCGTTCATTCGCCCGGGGCCTTTTCTTATATCTCCTCGCCGTCCTGTGTGACAAAACGGATTTCGACTGTGCAGCCGAGCGCAGCCGCCAACTCCGTGATGTCTTTTTCCGTAAAGTTCCCGCGCGTCATTTTGTTGGACAGGTTTTGCCGCGTCTGTCCTGACGCCTCAGCCAGATCGCCCATCGTTATTTTCTGCCTTTTCATGATCAGGCGAATCTTTTCGGCAACAGAGAGTCCCATACTCTCACCTCCTCACTCGTACTATACACTAAAATGTGTCGCTTGTCAAAAACTTTTTTACGATTTCCACGAAAAAATGTAAAATAACCGTTGACAAGTGACACGAATTAGTGTAATATAGTTCTTGTAAGGGAGAGGAACAAACCTCTCCGGAAAGGAGGACAGGCCGATGGACAAAGCAAAAAAAGAAGCCCTGCAAGAGCTTCTGAGGTTGCTGGCTGATAACCCCGATTTAGCCGACCGGATTACAATCACCATCAAACCTAACAGCAAGCCCCAGCAGGGCGAACGCCAAGAGACCTAACCCCGGCGCGAGGGGGAGCGGGAAAGCTCCCCTCCCCCTCAGTATAAAGCGTCGAGTGTGAAAATACAAGGAGGAACGCAAGATGAAGATCAATATCACCGATGAAATCCGGCAGGAGATTTTGGATACGCTCAACAGAGATACCGCAAAGGAATACTTTGAAAAACTCCGCGACACGGAGAAGAACCCCACTCGCGGACAGGTTTACGCATACCGGAGCTGGGAGCAGAGCACGGAAGACCGAGCCGATATGTTTGAGGTCAGAGCGCTTCCATGGGGCAGTCAGATTAAGGACGGCGTGATGAAAGAATTCGTTGCTGCATTAACCGCAGCTGATATTGACGAGATTATCGTCACAGATCAGTCAACCGCGCTCATGGAAAGTGTCCACGCCTTGGTAGCCGAGGGCGCATATCTGGAGGGCGTCGGAACTGTTACCCGCAATCCACTGCACGATCCATCAGGCCGCCGCGAGGTCAAAGGGCTGGTATTCAGATTTTGAGAAAGGAGCGCCGACAATGAAAAAGCTGATTTGTTCTACTTTCCGCGAAGGTTACGGCATCGACCAGATCCGCAGAACGATGACGGCCGGCGAGCTAATTAACTTCCTCGCCCAGTACGATGAAGATACGCCGGTCTATCTGAGTTTTGACAACGGCTACACCTACGGCGGCATTACCGAGGGCCGCTTTGAAGAAGACTATGGGGAGGAGGACTAACCATGAACAAGATCCGCCGCAAAAATTTGCAAAGCATCATCGACCAGCTGGAGGAGCTGAAAGGCAGCCTCGAAGACCTCCAGGCTGAGGAGGAAGAGTACCGCGACAATATCCCTGAGAATATGCAGGAGAGCGAACGCTATGAAAAGGCAGACGAGGCCTGCGCCAACCTCTCCGAAGCCGTAGATAACCTGGAGGAAGTCATCAGCAGCATCGAAGCTGCCATTGAGTGAGGGGGGCGGGCATGAGAAAAATTACTGTCTTCGACTTTTGCAGTCAGATCGGCGCGGCCAGCGATGAAATCCCCGTTGTGGTGAAAGCCGGTATGCAGGAGATCGGCCACTTCCGTAGCTTATACAAAATCCCAGCGCAAGCGATGCCGGGAGTTCTGGAAGCCAAAATCACCTATGTTACCATGGGCCGCGAAGAAATCATCATCCAAGTCAAGTTGAAAGACTACAACACCAAGTTGTAATTACATGACCGGCTGACCTATCGGCACGACGGGGAGAAAGGACACGATATGGATTACAACACTATGAACGCTACCGTCAAGGGGACAACCTGTGAGGGCGAGCCTTTTACCGAAAGTCTCACATTTACCCTCGTTCCCCCCACCGACAACAAGCACTACGGCACGGGCTACTACATGACGGTTAAGACATCAACGCAAACGCTGTTGATTGACGTGCGCTACGAGCGCACCACTGACATTGAAATCCTTGCCGATAGATGGATTAAGGGTTACTACGGCGAAAACGCGCAGGACATCATCAAACAGTTCTGAGAAAGGAGAGATTTCTATGAACGAGAACGAAGCCAAGACACTGATCGAGCGTTTTGCAGAGAAGCAGCAGGGCGGGCATTTTGCCTGCCCCCGCTGCGGGAAGATGACGATGGATGCGGAGAGCGTCACCCGCAACGCACTGAGCCGCAGGGCAACGGTCCATATCTGCGATGCCTGCGGAATGCAGGAGGCCTTGGAGGATATGATGGATAGCATAACTCCGCTGACCGCATGGGCTATCGTCGCCGCGCCAGAAAACTGGCGCATGGAGGAAGGAGGCAGTGAGTGTGAAGCGTGACGACGAGCTGATGTTCTACACAGAATGCTGGCGTGAGCTGCGAAGCTTTCTATCAGAGGTCGTGCGGGACAACACGGGCGAATATCCCTTCGCGCAGGATGTCTTGAATTTGATGCGCAGTATCGAACGGAAATATGAGAGGTGCTAATATGAGCAAAGATTGGACATCGGAAGATGTGCCGAAGCTGACTTGCCCGGTTTGCGGGAAAGAGTTTCATCGGGAGGACATGGACTTCACTCGGGATTGCCACGGCATCACTTTCCGGCTGGTGTGTTTCGACTGCTATGATAAAGTCATGGGTAAAGGCTATGACGGTGCTTATTATACCGAAGCAGACGAATGTATCGAGGAGGACTATTGAGCATGAGTAAATCTTGGACGCCCGAGGAGCTGGCCGCTGCCAGTGCCGCGATGAAAGCGAAGGGCCACATGAGCTACGAGGAGTTCTGCGCCGCGCCAGTGTTGCGGCTGGAACACAGAGGCCGCGACAGCTGGGATCGCCCCGTCTACGAGTGCGACGGTCGGCTCTATGTCGATGTCGACCCGCGCCGGAGCAGACCGGCCGACATCTGCACGAAGCAGGGCAACGCCTTTGACGGCGAGCCCTGCGACCCCGTGCCGGAGGGAACGATCATTGAGTTTGTCCCAAAGCGGGACACATGGGATTTTTGAGGAGGGCTGACGATGGATTACATTGAACGGAGCGTTGTGGTGAAAAAGGTGATGGAAACGAAGTGGGAAAGCGGCTCAGATGGGGCGGCGGCTATGGAAATTGTTGCCGCTACCCCTGCCTCTGATGTTGCCCCTGTGACACACGGAGAATGGATTGAGGACGACTACGGTTATAACCATTGCTCCGCCTGCGGCTGGGAGTGGGACGAGCCGGAGTCTGTTACTCCATACTGTCCTCATTGTGGCGCAAAAATGGGGGAGGGTGAGATTGATGACTGAATACATTGAACGCGATATGCTTTGCCGCGTGCTTGAGCGCTATCGCAAAGCGCCTAAAAACAGATACCAGCGCGGCGTAGAAGACGGAATGGAGTTAGCTTTGAATGCAGTAAAGGCAATTCATACCGCCGATGTTGCGCCGGTAGTGCATGGGCGGTGGGAGCGAGATGCGGACGGCGATTGGTATTGTACAAACTGCGATGAAGTTGTTGCTATCTGCGAAAGTGGCAGAGAACGAACTTATCGCAAGCCGTACTGCCCCAACTGCGGGGCGAAGATGGACAATGAGTGACCGCACCGCCCGCAAGCACCTCTCTCGCCGCCGTAGGCGAGTTGCAACACCACCTTTGCGGCGTGGGAGGGTAGACGCCCACCCAAATGCGAAAAACGCTCCTGTGCCCTCGTAAACGCGAAAGCGCTGGAAAACAGAAAAAGCCCCCTCGACAGGACGGTAAAATCCTGCGAGGGGGCTTTCATTGTGTGGGCGGTATTCAGATGGCGGGGCTGTCGATGCTGCCGTCGTCCTCCGTGTCGGTCCGGAAGTTGTTTGCCTTGGCCGCCTCAAAGGTGATCCCGCCACGCTTGTGGTCGGACTTCGCAAGCGAGAGGTAGCCGTTTGCTCCGGCGATGATGATCGCCTCACCAACGCCGGTGGCGGCGGTAAGCCATGCAGCGGCGGCGGTGTAGCCGCTTTTGATGCACAGATACATGAGGAACAGGCATTCTTGAACGATCAGCAGACCGGCCAGCATCGCCAGCAGGCACACGACCTTGCTCCATTCGACCTTGCGCTTCTTCGCGGCTCTGCGCTTGCGCCTTGCCATCAGCTCAGCCCAAACTTCTGGGCGAAGCGGTAGAGGACGGTCACCAGCTGCTCGCGGGTCATCATGTCCTCCCACATTCCATTGAACTCATCGGAGTTGCCGCCGCGAATGATGCCGTTATCCACGGCCCATTTGCGCGCTTCCTCCGAGTAGGCGGAAGCATCGTTGTCCTGAAGCTCCTTGCGCATCTCCCGCCAAAGCTCCTTGAATTTGTTGATATCCATATCGTCATCCTCCTCGTCCATGCCTGCGGAAAGCTGGGCTGTCACCTTTTCGGCGAGGTCGCCCATGCGGGCGTACATCCAGTTCCCGGGGCAGCTTTTGTTGGCAAACCAGCGGTGTACGGTCAGCACCATCTCGTCCGGTGTAGGGGTGTAGGCAAGCGTCTTGTCCTTATCCTCCAGCCAGAGCAGCTTGGTCTTGCCGTTGCGCTTGCAGATGTCGACGCAAAGCGTAATGAGGGACTGATAGACCACATCGCGGAATGCGTACGGCTCTGCACCATCGGACGCACATTCGATAGTCACCGCCCGCTGGTCGTTTGCATTGCTGGAGGAACACCAGGATCGGTTTTTCTCCTCGACATACATACCGACGCGGCCGTCTGCGCCGATTCCGTAATTGCAGCTCGCCTCTCTGGAGGCAGGGAGGAAGATATCTCCCAACTGCTCCACGCTGCACTGGCCCACTACGCAGTGTGGCGTGATGCGGTCGATCTTACGGGTCCTCTGCCCGGAGTGATTCGGGCTGAGCTTTGTGTAGCTGACAAGAGGGCTATTCATAGGTCATTCCTCCTCGGGGGCGGTATGGTCTTCCTTGCCCTCACCGGAAGGTAGCGCAGTAGGCGCCGCGTCCGCCCCGGGTGTCGCGGTAGAGAGCATATCTTTCAGCTTTTTCAGTACATCAACGGCATAGGCGGTAAAGGCTGCCAGCATAGCCAGCGATACCGCTGTCATCAGGTTTACGGTCTGCCCATCAACCTCCACTACCATCAGATCGGGGTTGAGGTACCCGGCGAAGTAGACCGCGACCAGCGCCGCTGCCACAACTGCACTCTTGATGCAACCGTTGCGGAACTTCGTCTGATCCCATTCCCCATCAATGATGGCATTGATGGAACCGAGGGCAATGTTCGCGGCGATCAGCAGCACAAGCCCTGCGGCCAGGCGGATGATCGTCATATCCAGCACGTTCATTGTGCGTCCTCCTTACTGCAAAAAGTCGTTGCTGTCCAAGCACCGGCGATATATCGTCTTGATCCGGTCACTGGTCAGCTCTGTTACATTGTTTTCAAACTCCGGGTGATCCTCGCAGTATCGTTCATAGGCAGCGATGTCCCGGAGCGTTTGGTCGAAATGATCTTTGGTGTGGCGCTCGCCGTGGAGACATTCATCGCCAAAGCGTAGAATGCGCGCCCGGCAGTTGACGGCCTTTTCCTCGGCCATGCCAGACCGAACGCACTGCAGCTCGCTTTCGAGCTTTCCGACCTTCTCCAAGACCTCGCTGTTGATAGCGCGCCCGAAAGCCTTTGCTATTGCAGACCACGGATTGATTTTGATGGGGGCGAGCTGGAGCAGCGTCAGTAGCACAAACAGCGCACTTCCCCCACCAAACAAAATCTCCTTGAGCGTCATCTCTCAATCCTCCTCTGCGCGTGATAAGAAGGGCAGCCCCCGCAAAGGAGCTGCCCTCCGTATCAATGCCGTGGTCAGACGGTGACTTCGAGATCTGCCAGGATCTCCTCGACCTGCTTCCGAATCAGGCTCGGAACCTGGTCGATGGTCTTCTTGCCCTTGACGATCAGGGTCGCGTAGACAATTGCCATAACTGCTACCTCCTTTCCCATCAGAATGTATAAAAGAAGGAGCCGAAGGCTTTTCATAAGCCCTCAGCTCCATTCTTGCTATTTTCGAGGATTTCCCGGACGGCTGCTCGCAGCTGGTCGGGAACTTCCTCAATCGTCTTTTTCCCTTTGCGGATCAGGTCTGCGTAGACCTTCACCATGTAATTGCTCGCCATCGGTTACTCGCCTCCTGTTGTAGATGTCACGGCGACGATCTGTTCGTAGACATCGCATAGCGCCATCTGCGTATCGGTGACCTGCCCCTCAAGGCTCGTCACCTTTTCCGTCAATGCCGCCTTGTCGGTCTCCAGGTCGGCTACCTGCTGCTGCAGGGAGGGGATCGTCTTGCCCTCTGCCTCATGCAGCTTGGCTTGTGCAAGATAACCGGCATAGTTGCCGAGGATGTCTTCACTCAGGCCGTCGTACATATTCAGCTCCAAGTGATATTCATCATACACCCACCCGCTGATGGTCAGCTCGTCACGCTTTTCCTCAAACGGCTTGGCGTTCTCATAGAAGCGTACCAGGGCTACCCCCGGCTTATTAGGCTGCTCCTCCAGCGAGAATGCGTTGCTGGGCGCGTTGTCGCCTCTTACTCTCATTTCGCACGACCTCCTTCAGGTGTTTTACTCCAATCGGGTCAATGTACTTCACCCGAATTGTATGACTATTGCAGTGTTTCAGTTGCCCGGCGCGGCTCAGTAGCCCGGAGGCCTGGGCGAACATGATAGGCTTCCCGGCGTCAAGCCGTTTCTTGACGCGGCGGCATTGCCGGGTGAAGCGCAGGAAATTCCGCTTGCGCAGAATGACATGAGTGCGGGAAAAGCGATAGCCGACCGCACTCACCATGCGCTTTGCCGTGGGATAGATCTGCCAGTTCGCTTTCATGGACAGGCCGAGCCGCTGCTGCATGAACGCGGCGATCAACTTCCGCGCCTTGTGCAGCTGCTTCTTATTCGGCCCGAGCAGGGTGATGTTGTCCATGTAGCGGGTCATATACTTCACGCCCGGCAGCGTCATGATGTACTGGTCCAGAGACTCCAGGTAGAAGTTCGCCAGCCATTGGCAGATGTAATACCCGATAGCCAGCCCGCCGCCGCAGGATTCGATGACGGAATAGACCGTCCGCAGAAAGCGCTTGTCCTTGATCTTCCGCGCCAGCGCCCAGATCAGCCGCTTACCGGAGATGCTGGGGTAATACTGTGCGACATCCAGCTCCGCGGCGTACTTCGTCCCCTTTGGGTCGTTGCGGAGCGCGCCGCGGATCATCTTGTGGATTCGCTTTCCACCACGTCCGGGGATCGACGCGCAGGACCACGGGTGCATCCCGCGCATAAGCACTGGCTTCATGGCCGTCACCAGCATCCATTGGATCACGCCGTCCGGCCAGAACGGGACCATCTTGATCTTACGGTGCTTCTCGCTGCTCTCATCATAGATCTCGCGGATCTTCGGCTCGGACGGTACAAAGCTCTCGGTTGCGACCAGCTCATAGGTCTTTTCGACATACCCGTCCAGGTCCGCCAACACAGGGGCGATGTCTTTACGACTCCGGCGCCCCTTTGCCGCCTCCTGAATGACAGCGCGAATGAAGTC